ACGGGTCGTCCACAGGACGATCAGGAATTAATGTTTTGTGACTACTACTATGAGCCCGTGGTTACAGCGGCACAGAATGTCATGTTCACGAATAATAACGGAACCCTTCAATCTATTAGCATTAACGCTAATAAGAGTTCCGTTTTAACGGCATCGACAGAGGTCGTACCTGAAGCCACTCCGCAAGGTTTCAGTGTTAGGTTCAGAAGGAATTGGGACGTATTACATGTACAACCTGTCGTCCTAATGCCGCAACAAGAACTTAAATTAACTTTTAGAGTTAAAATGTCGAAGTTACTAGATCTTAAGCGAATGCTCGCTTACGATAGTAATGCTGATAAATATCAGCTGTTTAAAGACTTAACTATGTTCCCCATGGTTACGTTCCAGGGCCAAGACACCACTGCTGTTAGCAAAGGGCTACAACGAAGTGGTGTTACGGACATGAATAGGTTCTTAGATACAACCGCACCTCGTTCAAGCGCTAGCATGCTTTCCTCAAGCATGACCGCTCGCGCTCGTGTTCACACTAAAACTGCGCCAATTCGCAATTTTGGAACGGAATATACTTACAATCTGGGTGATATTCTAGATACCATATCTGTAAGTAAAAGGCAATTGCTACCGTATAACGATCCGGAACGAGGTCAGCAATGCCCATATTATCAAGTTAATGATAATCTTGGCTACTTTATTGACAAGACAGCTAAGCCTGGTACCGGCCAGAATTACTATCTTAGTCAATTAACAGCCATAGCCACGAAGCAAGGATTAGGTGTACAACTTCCTTCTAGTGGCGAACCAGCATCCTTATATTTGACGTCTATTGATACGGACTCAAATTGGGGTAAACTTGAATCGAAGACTGTTGCTCGCACAACTGTAGAGAAGACGTCGTCCGATATTGCTGGTTAATTAATTTAAATTTTTTTTAAATTAGGGGTATAAAATTTACACTAGTCGTGTATAATTATAATTAAGGGGAGGGATTTATCCCTCCCTGGTAATTTTAATCTAATGTTTATGAACAAAGCAAAGGCACTTTGCGTCTGGTCGTTAACATATTCGGAAACTGTTAACAATAAGCTTCCGTCATCAGATAAGTTCCAACATGCTTTGGACAATCTGACTCCGGCAGGATACATTTTTCAATTAGAAAAAGGTCAAGAGTCGGGACGTCTGCATTTTCAGTGTAACCTTCGACTGAAGAACCCGGAAACGCAGACTGAATTGCGTAAGAAACTCAAATCAATATTGAGAGAGTTCTACGCAAACGGGTGTTTAACTATCAGGCCAACGCACGATACGAAAAAGTCCGATTTTTACTGCATGAAGGATGAAACCCGAGTAGCAGGAACAATGCCTATACTTTTTCCCAACGATGTTTACATCGGCCAGGACTTAATAAAAAAGTTTCTTCCCTGGCAACAGAGTCTCTTCTCGATCGTTATGGGAGATCCCCACGATCGAAAGATACCACTAGTATGTGATGAGTCAGGGAACAAAGGCAAATCACTTTTAGCCAAAACGCTAGCTTATCATCACGATGCTTGTGTGATTCCTTTAGGATTAACTAGCGCACAGATGAAATCAGCGATCGTAGATAATGGTCCTAAAAAGATTTATATTTTGGACCTACCTAGGAATAATAAATCCTACCAGGAGATATTTGACACGATCGAAGAGGTAAAACGAGGCTTTGTTATCTCCTGTTTCCATGGGAAACTGAAGCAGCTATTCATGAGTCGTCCGCACATTGTCTGCTTCACAAACGAGTGGCCACAACTCGATTTATTATCTTTCGATATGTGGGATTTATACCATATATCGTCATCCATGGAGCTGGAATGCGTGGACAAGTATGGAGTCCTACGCTTTCAGAACCAGAATAAAAAAGATAAACCGAAAATAGCTCTACTAACATCAGGAGTAGAGTTATAGGGTTTTAGTGAGTGACAGCGGCAGCGCCTTCTAAAACCCACCGGTTTTTTTTAGATTTTTAAAAAGCAAATTAAATATGATGTTTTTTTTAGGACTGAGGGTTGGAACCCCCATGAAGAATTTAAGGGGGTTTAGAAACCCGAGACCGGCATTATCACCCATGAAAATGCCAAGTATGCCACAAGCTGCGAAGAAGCTTATGGAAGACCCTGTACCTGGGAAAATAAAAGTTGAGCAGCCTAGGAAAAGAGCGTCAGCGTCTGAGCGCAAGACTAATCCAACCGAACTTCCGCGTCAAGCGAGGTCAGGAAGGTCCGTTGGTGGTAAGACTCCACCAAGACCTTCATCGGTCGGCCATGCCGACACGAGCGTTGGGGTGGCGCCCGTTTTTTTTAAAGGGCCGCAGAAGAATACAGTAATTTCACACATGGAATTCGATGCAAATTCGCCGCCACCACCTATTGAACTAACCTACGAAGTAGGTCAAACCGGATCTCCGAGACGGTTAAATGAGTATAAGAAAATGTATAAAGGTTCGACATACGAGCTTCCGACCCCAACTTTAGAAGTTGGTGGGGTTGACGGAAATGCCCAAGCCAAATTTCGTCCGTCAACAATGGCCGGCTTCGGGCGAAAAAATGTCGTATGGCCATACTGGCTTCACGACTACTATTCGAACGCAGCAGGACAGTTGACTTCTAAAACGTCATGTTTCAATCGTTTTCAGATTGAAGAACTTTTAGAATCGATTTGGATGCATTCCGGAATGTCCGAGGCAAACCTGGACGCCTTCTGGGATGCGGTGGAGAATGCGACTGGTGGCGACCAGCGCATCGATTTCCCACTTGATTACATCGAGTGTGAGTACAAATATTTCAACAATAACATTGCAATGCCGATAGATCTATCGCTATATATTTGTACACCACTGAGGGATATGACATCAGGCCATAGCCCGATGTATGATTGGTTCAACCCGGGTACGGGTCGTCCACAGGACGATCAGGAATTAATGTTTTGTGACTACTACTATGAGCCCGTGGTTACAGCGGCACAGAATGTCATGTTCACGAATAATAACGGAACCCTTCAATCTATTAGCATTAACG